GACAAAGGTATTAATACAGCATCTTCACAAGGTGTAAAATTAAGTATTGATTCAGTTGTATATTGCCCATCTGGTTTAATGGACTCTAACACAGGTATGATGTTAGGTCATTTGCATAAAGCAATTAAACCTGTTAACCAATTAAAGATGATGGAAGATTCTCTGGTCATCTATCGTGTTTCCAGAGCTCCAGATCGCAGAGTATTTTATGTTGATGTAGGTAACTTGCCTAAAATGAAGGCAGAACAATATGTCAACGACATCATGAATAAATTTAGAAATAAAATTGTTTATGATGCTACCACAGGTGAAATTAGAGATGATAGAAAACATCTCTCTATGATGGAAGATTTTTGGATGCCACGCCGTGAAGGTGGAAGAGGTACAGAAATTACTACCTTACCTGGTGGTCAAAGTTTAGGACAAATTGAGGATATCAATTTCTTCCAAAACAAATTGTATCAAGCATTAAATGTACCTGCTTCTAGATTACAACAACAAGTTGGATTTAGTTTAGGTAGGTCAAGTGAAATTACGCGAGATGAAATTAAATTCAATAAGTTTATTGAAAGGCTTCGTCGTAAGTTTTCACATGTATTTAATGAAACATTGAAAATACAATTGGTAACAAAAGGTATTATGCGTCTTGAAGAATGGGAACAAATTGCACAAGATGTTAGATATGATTACCAGGAAGATAATAACTTTGCAGAATTAAGAGATACAGATATTCTGAATAATAGACTTGCTGCATTACAACAAATAGAACAATTTGTAGGCAAATATTATTCACAAGAATATGTAAGAAAGTTTGTATTAAGACAATCTGAGGAAGAAATTAAAGATATTGATGCTCAGATTGAAACAGAACGTGAGGGTATGTTACAGGATGCAGAGTTCCAAGCTCAGCATGATTCAGTAAGAAAAGGTGAAACTCTTGATCAAGATCAAGAACAACAGGAACCAAATGACAGTGAAGGAGACCAACAATGAGTGGTGTACAAGATTTAATTAATGCAATTGATAGTGGTGATTCAACAACAATTGACGCAGCTTTTGAAAATGAAATGGCAAGCAGAATTTCTACAAAGCTAGATGATATGAAAGTTAATATTGCACAAAACATGTTTAAATCTCAGCAAGAGGTAACAGATGAGTTATCTGCTGATACAGATTTAGAAACTGAACAAGAAGTTGAAGATTTAGATGTAGAGGTACAGGATACGGCAGATACTCCTGTTGAAGAATCAGAAGTAGAGGAAATTGCCGGCGAAACAGAACAACAGGAAGTTTAATGTATTTCGGGCAATTTAAAAGATCAATATCAGGTATAGTAGAATCAACTAAATGTTATGGTCAAAAGATAGACCAACACGAAAATGGTTCCATATATATTGATAATGAAAAAACAAACTTTAGTAGTTTGGAAGAAGCCAGGTCACATATTAAGCAAACACACTACGCGACACACTTAGAAGAACAAGTTAAAAAAGAAATATATGAAGAACTATCTGAAAATAAAATTGCAGATATAATTAGTAAATACCACGACACAAAAATTACTGATACATTAATAGAATCATATATAGACTTGGCTTCTTCTAAACTCTTTTCATTGGATCCAGTCGTGGAAGAGATTAGAAAACTTAATAAGTTTGAAACTATTGTTGAAAATAAACATTTGTTCAAACTAGAAGATGGCAATATGGTTGCGGTAAGTAAACAAACTCACCAAACATTAAAAGATTTATTCAGTGCTCATAATGATGTAATTGATCATATGAGACAAACAAAAGAAAACTTTGTAAAAGTTATAAAACAATTGGGAGATTAATAAATGGCTGTAATTACACCTGTTATACTTAAAAATCAAAGCCATGAGGTTGTAGTCAAAGTTACTGGTAATGCTGGTGATACATCTACAATTGATATATCAACTCTTGCCAATGCTAATCAAACACAGAATGGCACTCCTCAAGTGAACATTACTGGAGTAAAATATGCTGGTACAACAAGTTCAGTTGTAGCAGTCACAAGAAACTCTGCTAATGTCATGACATTCTCAACTGAGGGTGTTGATGGTGAAGATTTTGCGGCAGGTTGGGTTGATACTCAAGAAAATGAATCGGATATTGAATTAGCAATATCTGGTGGTACAGCCACAGTTTGGTTATCACTTCGTAAACAAGCTGGTTTTGATAATAATATTGAAACTGCTCTATATGGTGTTTACGATGATGAATCTCAGGCGGGAGCATAATAAATGAAACTTATTAAAGAACATACCGAAGAGGTTAAGTACTTAGTTGAAGAAAAACTAGGTAAAGGTAAAGAATATTTCATTGAGGGTGTATTCCTTCAATCGAATTTAAAGAATCGTAACGGGCGTGTTTATCCAACTGAAATCTTGGATAAAGAGGTCAAACGATATAATGAAGAGTATGTAACTAAGAATCGCGCTTTTGGTGAACTTGGTCATCCAGACTCTCCTACAATTAACTTAGATCGTGTATCACATATGATTAAATCGCTTAGAAGAGAAGGTGATAACTTTATTGGAAAAGCAAAAATCATGGATACACCCTATGGTAAAATTGTAAAAAGTCTGATTGATGAAGGTGCTACACTTGGTGTATCATCTAGAGGAATGGGTTCACTAGCTCAAAAAGGTGGTGTTTCTATGGTACAAAACGATTTCACTTTGGCAACGGCTGCTGATATTGTGGCTGAT